CTTTTCTCCGCCCGGATTCCGAAAATGTGCAAATGTGCCAAAAGCGTAGGAATTTGGCACACTGGATTTCGGCGAATTTTATTTTCTTTATGCTTGAATAATATTTGTAGATAAAGATAATAGAAAGACATCCACTCAGGAGCGGGACACCTGCCATGCCGACCAGCCAGGATTTTCAAAATGAGCCGTCGTTTGACGGAAGCGGGAGGGGGGCGCCGATCAAATGGCCCTTCCTTAATATGGAGATCGACCAGCTCGAAAAGGTCACGGACGTATCCGATTTTGCATCGGCGAGATCGGCCGTCGCCTACGCAAAAAAGGTTCGCGGATACACCATCAGCACGCGCATTAAAGGCGGCGTACTTTTCGTTAAGAGACTCAAATGAAAACGCCTGACATCCTAAGCGAGCAACCATCAAAGCCAGTCAAGCCTAAACGCGTTGACTTGAAGTTCGAGCAGATGATTATTTGCTGCGCTGTCGGCTGCCTTATAAATGACATTCCGATGTCGGATAACGATTACGTCCGCATGGAATTAGCTTTTTCCAGACTGCTGAGTAAATAAGAATGAATGAGCCGCTTTACAGAGACGCAGTTGAAGACGATCAGGAGTTCGATCCGGGGGTTATCCATGAATATTTTGACCAGAAGTACAAGTCCGAGCCGCTGGTAACGGAAGAGAGTAATGCCGCCGAAGTGATGATTGCCGAAATCGTCGAACGGAGCATTGCCGAAGAAGTTGATTTGTTCCCGTGGCGCGAGCCTTCGCTTCCTGGTGACGGTCTTGAAAGTCGTTACTCGATTTCAAAGATTCTTGAGCTGGATGAATCCGACGGCAACCCATCCATCATGGCTCGCATGGCTAAAGAGGCTGCCAGGGTTATTCAATTTCCAGAGAATACGGCTTACCTGCACTGCCTAGGCGTTTTCTCATCGGCGACCGTTATCAACTTCCAGGTTGAGTACAACCACAAATACATCCCGACCGGGATGTACACGCTTGGCGCCCAGCCTTCCGGTTCCGGTAAGTCATCGGCCAACGGTTATTTCCTTGACCCGATCAGCCACGCTTTGACCAAGCGCAACCGGTTGATATCGATGCTGCACAAGAATATAGACGGCGAAATGGAGATCATCGCCAAGCAGGCAGACAAGGCCAAGACAGACACGGCCCTGTTGCGAACCTACGCAGCAGCCATGGAGGCTCTGGCAAATGACAAGCTAAAGAACCCGCTGGTCGGCAAGGCCAAGAAGAACTCCACGCCGCAGGCTGCTGAAGAAGTGGCGGCGAAACAGGGTGGCGTCTTCAATATGTGTTCCGACGAGCAGGAGGCTATCGATACCTACCTTGGCCTTGCTTATGGAGACGGTAAGGCAGCTCCCGACAACGGCGTATTCATCGCGGCATTCGGTGGCGACATGATGGGCACGGCGCGGATTAGCCGGGAAGGCATCGATATTGCCGTTCGCGGCGCCTTTGCGGTCATTGCGCAGAACGCGGGCGTCGACACGTTGATCAAGGCTGGCGCCGCTGGTCGTGGCGTAAGTGAGCGATGCCTGGTGATCAAGGAGCCAAACCGTATCGGGTTCCGCACCTATACACGCGAGCGAAGCATGTTCGACGTTGACCTAAAGGCTGAATATCAGGCGCTTTGCACGAACGTCGTGACGGGCACTTACCCGCTCAACCTGTCATTTTCCGAGCAGTGCCGGGACATGATCGTCGACCTGAAAAATATGGTTGAACCTCAGTGCCGTCCTGGCGCCAAGTATGGTGACAGCCAGATACGCGGGTTTGCATCCAAGATCGAACAGCACATTACCAAGCTGGCGGCAAACTTTCATATCGCCGAGCAATGGAATCCAGCTCACGGAAACAACCCATCGTTTGAGATCCAGGAGCACAACCTCACTAAAGCCATGCGAGTCTGCATGGACCTGCTGGATAGCTACAAGGTGCTGATCGAGTCGGCATCGACGATGTCCGCGTCCCAACTGGTCATTGAGGTCATCGGCCACATGAAAAACTATGCGCTTAAGGGCGTCAAGAATTTCTCCATTGATAAGCTGCGAATGGTTGTGATGAAGGATGCCTGGTACGCGGGTATCGAAGGAAAGAAGGTCGATTTCCTGATCAACCTGTTAACCCGCTGCGAGGAAATGAATTTCTGCCACATCAAGGAGACTGGCAAGGACAAAAAGAACTGGCAGGTGCTTATCAACCCGGCGTTGCGCCATTTTACGATTCAGAAGGGTGAGTGATGATCGAACCACAAAAAGCAATGTTCCTATATGACCCAAGTGAAGATGGAAAGCGCGGATTCATGATTGTCGGCGACTCAGACAGACGCGGACACGGCCTTTATAGTTGCTGGAAATGCTCAATGGGAGCCTGCCATTCACACTGGAAGGACCTGGGCGACGAGCAGATTTACCAATGCATGCATTGGCTTGCCCTGGAAATCGCAGAGTTCGCAGGCGTTTCCATCCGAAACATCCGAGACATGATGGCCGAGAATGTGCGCGGGTTTCGGGATTACGACAATAAGATCGGCAAGCTGGCAATCGGTCCGTCGTCTTCAATTTTTCAGCGCTGACAGGAGCACCAAATAATGAGTATCTCAATCATACAAATAACAATTGAGGTCGATGGCCAGCTCTGCTACGCAAAGATTCCTGAGGGCGTCGAGCCGATCTTGCTGCGAATGCTTCAGGCTGACGACGGCAAGATCCAGGCGATCAAGCTGCCAGAATCCTGGAAGAAGGTTTCGCTGAAGGAGGCTATGGAATGAATATCGATAAAATGCGCGACGAGTTCGAAGAGTGGGCGACCAAAAACGGAATCTCTACCGTGCGTACCCCTCAAGCCTTGATGTTCGCCAATGGTCAGCGACGCGCAGAGGGCGATTACATCATGGCCGAATCGATTTGCGCTTGGGCGGCCTGGCAACAATCGCGGTCATCGCTGGTGATCGAGCTGCCACAACGCCTCTCATGGGGCGCTTACGGTATCTGCGTCGAAGCGCAAGGCGACCTCATCGAATACTACGACACCGTGGCAGCAATCCAATCGATAGGAGTAAAAGTGAAATGAACGAACAAATCAAAGCGGCCAGGGATGCGTACCAAGCCGCCGCTGAAAAACTTATTGAGGTGACTCGCCATACATACCCGGTCGGCATGAAGATTAACGTCCGGATCGCGCCTCATATTGTCACGGTAGAGGTGACAGGCCACAGTGGGGCATGGTGGTGCGACCCGGGTCAAATATCCGGGGTCAATGTCATCACCGGCAAGCCGCGATCTTTTAGCGCTTCACAAGTATTGGAGGTGGCGCCATGATCCGCCTGCTCTGGCTATTCCTGACTCTGGATCTGATCCTGAGCACCGCATACGTCGTCCTATGGTTCATCGGCGGGCCGCCACCATCCCATGATCTGCAGATGCGAATCCTATTTGAGATTGCCGCCCTGGCAATCATCCAGGCGATACGGGAGCGGAAGGTATGACTGATTACAGTGAGCTGAAGCGCATGGCCGAGCACATGAATGACCTGTGCGGTAACCATGACGGAGTGCTGATGCATGTTACGACCGCCGCAGTCCTGGCCCTGATCGCCGAGAACGAGCTGCTGCGCGGACCAGAAGAAACCGTCACGTCTGCGCGGGGTGACAGGCTGTTCACGTTCATGAGTAAGGACCCATGTCGGTACAGGCTGTGCGAGGTGACTTATGCGGCTCCCGTTCGAGTGCTACGTGCCGAGCGTGACCAGCTTAAGGCCGAGAACGAGGCGCTGCGCAAGGATGCTGAGCGGTATCGGTGGCTGCGAGGAGAATGCGAACGCCACGACAGCATGATAACCATCGCCGAAGTTTCGGGTTTTGGTCTTGTCGGGTGGAGTGGCGATGACCCGGATAACCAGATCGACGCCGCCATGAGCAAAGGAGAGACGCCATGATCACCACCACAATAATCTACCTCCTAATCGCCGTCTTTCTACTTGGCTGGTGGTTCGGTGCCGACTGGGCGCAACGGGTCAGGCGGCCTGTTGCCGAGCAAGCCGGAATCATCGGCTGCTGCCTGGCGTGGCCGTTCACGCTGTTCGTTATTTTCAAGATGTGGAAGGAGGGGAAGTTATGAGCATCGACTGGAGTAAGGCGCCAATAGATGCCGAGGCGGGAAGCCCTGAAAGCCATCAAATGTATGCGTGCTGGTACAAGCGCAACCGGTGGGGCGAAATCATGGTTATTTGCGAAGACGGAGAAGGTATTGACTGGGGTCACATGGGCGGCCGCAAGGATTTCCCTGTTGGTGCTGAGTTGCGACCTTCTGTCATGGAGGTGGCATCATGAGCTGCGAATTCTGCACCGACGAGGACGGCGATCCATGCTTCCCGATTTTCGGCCTGGCACCACATAGCCATCTAGAAACTGGTGGCACTGTATTCGACGAGCCGAAAGAGATTCCTGGCTTCTCGCCGTCAAAGGACGAACCGACGACTGGAATTTGGTGGTGCGAACATTGCGGGAGTGGCAAGCCATGAAAATGGACGACCGCTCAATGTACCCGCTAGCAATGAAATCCTTGGGCTACCCGGCAAAGAAGGATCCGGCAACTCTGCCGTCCAACATACTCAACGACGAATTCCAGCGCTTTCTTGATCGGATGACCGAGCTGAAGAAAACTGGGAGGCCTGGAGCCTGGTGCAATCGAGTGATGTGCAGTCGGTGCCGTCATGAAAACCTTGACGCTCAGTTTGAGTCGCGGTTTGAAAATTCGTTCAAAACGGTTTGCCGGAAGTGTGGAGTCGCTGGCGAGTTCGTTGATAGTATTGAGCGTTGGTGGTCACTGTCAGTCTGGTGGCGCCCATCTACCTGGGGTGTCGGCTATTGGGAGTCGAAGTCATGAGCGAATATCAACCAGAAATCATGATGCTACTGGTCAAGCGCAAGACTGGCACCCTCTACCAGATAATCGCTATCGAGGAGGATCGGGTGCGTCTGGAGCCGTATTGGAAGGGTCGCAACAGTCGAACAACCTGGAAGACCAGAACTCATCTTTGCGCCGATTATCGCATGGCTGACAAGGGGTGCAGGCCATGCGAATTTTCGACCTAACCTTCAGCGACGGTCGAACCTGCCGAGTAATCGACCCGGACCCAATCGAGGATGCTGCCGAATCCCTGCGCAGCTATCAAGCCGTCTTCAAGCCCGGATACCTGGTCGGCATGCAGCGAATCGTGGCGCCACCACCGGAGAAATTGCCGTGGAAGCGTGATGGTGACGGCTGGAAGTTGGGCGATTTTAGGCTGAGCAAGCGCTTCGACGACGAGACGCAGAAAACCAGATTCCTTCTGAAGTGGCCTGGAAACGAATTTGCATCACATGACAAGGATGAAATTTCTGAAGCCGTCCGTCTCCACTGGAATTTATGTGTTTGACATAATGATTATCCGGGCATAGTATCTACTCCATACACAGATCGCACCCAGCGACTGCGGAACTGATGGAGTAGATGCCATGAAAATTGAATCGTTCGACGACGGAACCCGACTGATGGCTAAGGGTGTCAGCAAGGTTGGCCCGATGACAGTCGCTCAGCAAATTCGCAAACTCAGCAATCCGTACTTGGCCGCCGTGGCTCGCTGCGCTTACCGCCGTATCTGCGACTCGGAAAACCATCTGACCGACAAGAAAATCTTTCACTTTGCTGACGGCAGCTTCCTGACCTTCGAAGTCAGCTACACGGCTGTCGAAGACGGTGGCCGCCCGTGATCAAGATGGCGCTGTATATCGCGACATTCGTCTTGCTCGGATTGGCAGCGATCATGACTGTTGGCGTTCTCATTATCGAAGGGGTGTTGTGATGACTGGATATTTGGCGTTGTTCTACTGGCTGTGCGGCGCGGCATTTACGCTGGGCGTCCTGGATATGATCAAATATTGGCCGACCAAAAAACAGCAAGCCACCAAAGACAGTCGCGCCCAGGTCGAGCTTCACATCGAACGCCAGAAAGCGTTGGGCGAGCGAATGATTGGCGACCACGATGGCGTTCGGGCCTGGGATCTACTCGGAACTCTGGCGGTAATCGGCTTGATCCTGTTCGGCACCTTCCGGGGCTGGTGGTAATGATGCCGCGCAAATTCACTGACGCCCAACTTGATCAGGCCGAGGAAATGCGCAAGAAGGGCATCCGGTGGATCGTCATCGAAAAATGTCTTGGCGAAGGGATGCTGGGTGCTTGCCATTATCGGCGCAAAAAGAACAGGAGTGCGAAGTCTTGAAACCAACGAATCGGATTTACGTCGGCGGGCCACCGCTTGAGCCGCCAGATGACGACGAAGACAGTCCATGTACTTGCGGCTGGGCGTGTCAGCGGCCTTACGGGTGCCTCCAGAGCAAAGAGCTGGAATACCCCAACGATTACCCGGAGGACTGACCATGGTCTGGCTCTTTGTCTGGATCGCCATCAACCTGGCCGCGCTGCTGGCGGCCCACAAATTCAGCGTTAAGCCCAAGGAGGGTGTATGGAAAGCGTGAGCGTGTGCAGATTCTGCAACATGGAAGACGGTCAATGTGGCTGTATTGGTTTGGTCTCAATGCCCCGTCATTTGACTGACGAAATGGGCGAACTACTGGCCGAAAAGGCTCGGGTATGTGGCGGCGGGGCTTTTGAGATTTGGGAAGCGTTGGTTGACGCGCGTCCGCCTCTTGCCGCCGACTTCGACCGCGTGTCCGCCGAGAACCTGGCGCTACAGCAGCGCCTCACTGTGCAGGATCAGCGGGTTGATGACTTGAAGGGGTTGCTGCGTCGGGCCGCAGCATTCACGCACGACTTGATGAATCCGATCTCACTGCGTCGTGATATCGACGCTGCCCTCAACCCAACCGCCGAGGCTGAGCCGCAATGCTTGCTGTGCCTCGACAAGAAAACCGTACCTGGCAACATTCCGGGCGGTTTCGTAAAAGACTGCCCAGACTGCTGCGGCGAAGAGGGTTAAGCCATGAACAATAAAACAATCACCCTGTCGCGGGAGCTGGCCGAGCTTTGCTATCGAGCCTTGAACGGCGGCGACAATCAACTGACGGGCATGGAGCATGGTCGAGCATTCCGTGAGCTGCGCGCCGCCATGGCTGAACCTGTGCCGCCAGCTGGCGGGGAGCCGTTACCCTCGCGCCCATATGCGTCGGAGGAAGACCAAAGCAGCATGACCGACTATGAAATAGGCCTTGGGCATGGCGGTTGCGAAATGTGGGACAAGTTCCAGCCCCACGTCACTCGGCTACAGGCTGAGGTGGAACGGCTGAAGCTCGATCAGAAAACCCTGACTGACGCCAATCACAGGCAAGCGATGTGCATTCATCACACCGCACAGTCGATGGGGCCCGAAATTGCAGCGACTGTAGATGCACTGCCTAAAGCTGCAAAACACCTGCAATCCGAACTGACCAAGGCGCGGGAGTTGCTAACCGACATTTGCGATACCGCTTACATACAAAGCTCAGAAGGGGCGGACGCTTATGGCGCTGCCCGTGAGTACCTCGCCGAACAAAGGGGTAAAAGCTGATGGGTCACGCATATGGGACTTGCCCGCTCTGTGGTGAGTGGGGCGCGCTTTGGAAAGTTGATAGGCTAAAGCGCAAATACTGGCTGTTTGGTCCGCTGGTTACGCGCACAGTTTTTCGGTGCGATGAATGCACATGTAGGAGAAGCCACAGGTGAACAACAAAACAATATCGTTGCCGGTTGAGCTGGTAGACAAGGCGGTGAACGGGCACGTCCAGGAACAAGGGCACGCCTTGAATGAAATACGTGAACTGCTTACCTCTTTCCTCTCCAACCAATCCGCGCCAGCCCTGATCGAAACCCTGCGCGCCAACGGTGACCGCATCGCAATGGAAGCGACCATTGCCCAGCAGGCGCAGAGGATTGCGGACCTGGAAGCCGCCAAGGGCCAGGGCGAGCCGGTGGCGTGGATGTACAGGCGAGAGGGCGGCGAGTGCCTGGGCCAATTGGTGCAGATGGAAAGCGACAACCTAAGAGACGTAATGGAGGGGAAGGTGGTCGAGGGGCTCCGGTTACTTTGGCCTCGCGACGATTACACCGACTGGAAACCGCTCTACGCCGATCAGCCCGCGCCGGTAGCGGTGGACGATTGCGATAAAGTCCTGATGGGTCGCCACGAAGCCTGGAAAGCTGGCGAGGCAAATGGCGTTGCTTCTCTGGTGATGCCGGAGCGACAACAGGTTGACCCATACGTTTATGACCAGGGTGGAAACGCCAGGATCGAAGGATGGAACGCCTGCCTCGACGAAGTAACCCGCCTAAACCAGGAGCCGAAGCTATGATCTACGGCCCACGTAAAACTGCTGATCTTTTGGCGCGGGCAAGCTCGCTACGCGCCGAGGGGTTTACCTGGAGGTACATTGCTAAACAGCTCAAGGTCAGCTACGGATGGCTGGAGCATCAACGGACAAAACTTCCGGATATGCCGACGCCACCGGTCGCACCAGACGACATGCTAGATCGCGTCCAGGCTATGCGCGACCGGCGAATGCGCTGGAAGGCTATCGCCAATGAGCTCGGATACGACAAGTGGCAAACGCTTTATGACGCCCTTCAGCGCAGGAAGCGGAAGATCAATCCTTACGTACACAGGGAAGATATGGAGGTCTCCCTGTGATAGCGCCAGAATCAGAGCTTCGCTTCCATGTGCTGCGACTTGGATCAAGGAAGGCTGCCGCAAAACTTTATGGCGTCAGCTTTTCCCGGTATTACCAGGATCTGCCGATAACTGATATCGATCTGTACCGACGCGGCCAGATGGTGATGATTGGCGGAATCCTTGCCAAGAAGTGCAAGGTCTGCGAGACGGCCAGGGAGCTGCAATATTTCATGGATCATGCACAGTCGAGGTCTGGCTGCCGTGAGACTTGTGAGTTTTGCAGGTTGAAGGCGCTGATCAGTAAGTATAGAATCTAGCTGTCAGCGCTTCCTGTGATACCAATGCCGCCCCACTAAGGCGGCTTTTTTACGCCCGCACTTTCTTCGCCGCCACAAAAAAGCCCGTCCGAAGACAGGCTAAAACCCAGGCAGGCACTTTGACAGGAGCAAAACCGGGTAATTCAGGCTAAGCCGCTACTGACTTCCTGTCAAGTTTGGCGTATGGGTCAAGCGGAATAGCGACAACGCCTCGACCCATTTCTGCGTGCTCGTCGGCGTCACAGGGATCGCAGCCGACATGGGTGAATCGATCTTTGCAGTTCGCCAGCATCCAGTTCAGGTTGTCGGCTCCCATGGCGCATAGCACCCGACTCTTGCCGAGTTGCGACCACCAGATGCGCCAGGCATGGGCGTAGTCGGCGCAGATAATGGTTTTGCTATCGAACTCGGCGGCTGATGTCGGCTCCAAGATAGCGGTCGAGCCAAAGGATGGATTGCCGGCTGCATACTTTATGGCGCCGTCAGCGGCGATTGCTGCCGCGTTTACTTTTTCGCCGATATTGTTGATCAGCGGGACGATCAGCGCGCCCTTGATAGTCAGGCACTGGATATTCGGAGCGGTATTGTTCTGCATAAGGTACTTGTGTTGTTCGGCTGACTGGCAGCGAGAAAGGATGTCTGCGGATTTCTGGCGGTCTTCGGCGTGGCTGGGTAGGTCGCAGCGGGTGGCGCGCACTGCTTGCTTGCGAGGCTCGATCGATGATGACTCAAGAGTCAGCTCGCCAAGAATCGATTGGACGGCGTCACGAAACGCCATGCCCTGATGTTCCATAACGAACTTGACGGCATCGCCACCAGCGCCGCAGCCAAAACAGTAGTACATGCCCTTGGATTCGCTGACCGTGAAGCTGGCCGACTTCTCTTTATGGAATGGGCAGCGCGCCGACCAGTTCTTACCGCCTCTCTTGAGATCCGGCAGATAGCCTTGAACTACGCCAACAATATCCTCATTGGCGCGATCAACGACATGCTGGGGAACGCGATCCTGTTCGCTCATTTCGCCGCCAACGCCCGAATGGTCTCGCGCCGACGAACCGGGATCTTCCCGCGAGACTTCCAGTTGTGATAGATCGAAATGCTGACGCCAAGCTGCTTGCATAGAGCTGGCACGCCACCGAAGTCGTGAGCTAGGTCAGTCAGCAGCCTGGCATCCTCACTATCCTTGACGGACTCCTGACCTGGCACCGGTCCCGGAAACTTGCGCTCCCAGTCCTTTGCGCTCAGGTCTGGCCGGAACTCTTCTTTCTCGCGCCCAGTCGCTTCGGCCAGCAATCTGGCGCCACGCATCGAGATCTTTTCGAGCTGGACCCAGGTGCTGATAACCGTGCTGGCGACACCAATCTTTTCGGCCAGCAGGACGGAAGACCCGAACTCCTGGATCACCGATAACAGTGCTCGCCCGCAATCGCCGGACTGAGCCAGTCGAGCATTTCGTTGCTGCAAGGATTCCCGCATATTTGTTATTCCAGTTGACATAGTGATATTCAGTGCTGATAATATCCCGAAACGGCTACTATGGCAATGACGGGAGCAAGTAGATGAAAGTGCGAGCATGGCACGTACACGACGGCGAGCCTGGAGAAGCAAGTGTTCTCGTGTTTGCCGAAACCAGAAACAGAGCGAGAGTCCTGGGAACCCAAAGCGACTGGGATTTCGAGTACATCAACACCGAAGCAAAGCTTGCGCCGCAATGGCATACCTACGCTTCGACCGAAAAGATCATCAACGACAACAGCGAGCTACCAGAAGGCGCACCGAAATTCTACGCCGACTGGGAGCCGCCATTTTATGTCTAAAACCCACTGCCGCTGCCGAACCTGTGGCCACCGCCGAAAACTGCGGATGCACCCGGACAGCTACCGGTTCCCGCCGAAGTGCGGTCACTGTGGCGCCCGATCCTGGCGCCGCGATAACTACAGGCACGACATCGAGATTCCGCAGATGCGAAACGGCGTCGGTCGCTACAAGGTCTGCTATGCGGATTGCTTTCATCATCCACATCGGATGGGCTCGATAGGCTGCAAATTCGACGACGACTTTTGTTATCGCGACAACAGTTGATTGATTGTTGTTGTTTGGATATAGTCGCTGACACTTTAGACAGGAGCAACTTGGATGACAGATATGGCGGTTCACTTCAGCAGCGCAACGGAGATGTGGGCAACACCGCAGGATTTTTTCGACAAATACAACCAGCAGTTCGACTTCAAAACTGATGTTTGCGCATCACCAGAAAATGCGAAATGCGCGACCTACTACACCGAGCAGATGGATGGCCTCGCTCAAAACTGGTCAGGCTCCTGCTGGATGAATCCGCCTTACGGTCGAGCAATCAAGGCATGGATGCGCAAGGCTTACGAATCAAGTCTGAATGGCGCAACCGTTGTTTGTCTGGTTCCGGCGCGAACTGATACAGCTTGGTGGCATGACTACGCAATCAAGGGAGATATTGAGTTCATTCGCGGACGCTTGAAGTTCGGCGGTCATAAGAATAGCGCTCCATTCCCCTCGGCAGTTGTTGTTTTTCGCGGCAAATAATTCAGTTCTCGACAGGAGCAACACCGCATGGCGTATACTTTGAATAATATTGCATCGGACAAAGAAAACACGGCAGCCAAACGCGGCGATTCGATTCGCGTCCACATCAAAGCAATCAAGGTCGTCGACGGCTTTAACGTCCGCATCGACGACGATGAGCTGCGCGAACACGTTGCCGGCATCGCGGGCGCACTGACTGCCAACCTGCCAATCCCGCCGATTGAGGTGTGGGTCAATCCGGAAACCGGCGACATCGAACTGGTTGACGGTCACTGCCGCTTTCACGCCTACCAGCAGTACGCCGAGGTCACGCCGGAGTTTGACGGCTATATTTCTGCCGTGAAATTCGACGGTACGCCAGGCCAGCGCCGCATGCGGATCGCATCCAGTAATAAGCAGCTCAAGCTGAAGCCGGTAGAACTTGGGCGACTCTATATTGATGCCCGCGACATCGACGGCCTGAGCCGCCAGGAAATCGCAGCCGAAGCGGGCATGTCTTTGGCTCACGTTGACCAGATGATCCTACTGGCAAGCGGATCCGAAGAAATTCACCAAGCCGTCGAGCGAAAAGAAATCAGTGCAACCGAAGCAACCAAGCTGATTCGCGACCACGGCCACGACGCGCCTGCCGAGCTGGAACGTCGCAAGGAGGCTGCCAAGGGGATTGGCAAGGACAAGGTGACGGCTAAGGTTGCGGCGCCCAAGAAGGCTGCTCCGAGTCGTCCAAAAGTCGACATGGTGGTTTCGAATGCTGTTGTGCTGGTTAATGGCCTGGACCCTAAAGTGGTTGAATCCTGCGAAAACCCGGAAATTCACCTTGTGCTGATCAGCTCTCACGCGCTAGCCGATCTAATCCAAGCCGTCCGCGACATGCGCGAATCTGGCAAGGCACTCGACGCCGACAAGCAACTCGACCTGATCGGGAGCGACGAATAATGGAGCTGAAATTCTACGTCAATCACAAGACTCGCATATGCCGCGTACTCCAAGGAGCCGTACTGGACATCGGTGAATGGGAAGACTTCGTCGAAGTAACCGGCCCCGAGCAAGACGCATTCCGAGCTGAAACCAAGAAGGCGGTAGACGCTGGATGGAAGCCTGCTGGGCGCACCAGTTACGCAAGATTCATGGAAGTGCATGGGGGTGAGGAATAATGACTATTGTTAAATGGACCGTTTCACCATTCAACACGCCGCCAGCACGCCAAGAATACTCGCACGAAACCGCGAAGTTCTATATGCATGCTCGCGGTCGCGGTCGAGATCCAAAGAACAGTTCTTGGTCACGCTATTTTGATACCGAAGCGGAGGCCTGGGACTTCATCCGCCAGCGCAACGAAAACAAGGTCGAACAGAAGCGAGTCGACCATATCAAGCGGCATGCTGTTGAGTTGCTTGAGGCGTTAATTTCCTTGCGAGAGGCAGCATACAACGCCTGTGCTGATTCTTCATGCAATGACGCGCTCTATGCGGCTGATGCTGCTATCGCCAAAGCAAAATCGCCAGCAGGCAACGGCTAGACCTGACTGCGGGGAATTGGTATTGTTGGGTTTGCGTAGCCCGTGAGACGGCGAGGCAAATCAGGATCGACGGCTAACCAGAGCCTTTTGATGTTCGCTGTTCCTCGCAGGATTGACCGCCGTCGATCCAAGTCCTGCCAGGAGTCTCACCAGCGAACAGTCAAAGGGCTTTTTTGTGGGTGGGGTTTATGGCTGGATGGGGAAAACTTCTGTATGGAGTCGGCATTAATGATGCTGACTACAACATCACCAAATCAATTCGCGCGGACGGAAGGTCCAAGATTATTTGGATGTGCCCGCTATATAGGGCGTGGAGCAACATGTTGCTTAGGTGCTACTCAGAAAGGCATCGGGATAAGTCTCCTTCTTACGCTGATTGCTATGTAACGTCAGAATGGCATAGATTTTCATCCTTTCGTGCTTGGGCATTAACTCAGCCATGGGAAGGTAACGAGATCGATAAAGATCTATTAGTTAAAGGCAATAAGATTTATAGCCCTGATTTCTGCATATTCATAAGCCAGAAGCTTAATTGTTTTCTCACTGATCATGCGGCAGGGAGGGGTAAATGGCCCCTCGGAGTTTGCCTCTATTGCAACGGTAAAAAGTTTTTAGCGCATTGCAACAATCCCAACACTGGCAAGTGTGAATATCTTGGCGGATTCTTGTCTCCCGCCGCCGCTCATGAGGCCTGGAGAAGAAAAAAACATGAGCACGCACTGGCTTATGCTGAAGCCCAGGAAGATCCACGCATTGCTGACGCTCTTCGCGCGCGCTATCTACCGGATAAGGAGATCATCTAATGCCGTTGCTGTCATTTCAAAAGCCAGCAGTAACAGCGTTGTGCCGCCACTTCAGGACTCGCCAGACTGTTAAGTTCGGCGACCGCGAGATCCATCCACCAGTCATTGTCTCGGCCTCGGTTTCAAGCGGGAAGAGCATTATGCTGGCAGAGTGCGCTGCCGCAGTGAAAGAGGCGGCGCTAAAAAGAGACAAGCCGGCCACCGTCTTGATAATGGTTATTCAACGGCAAGGACTCCTGGTAGCTCAGAACAGTGATGCCGCCTGGTCTATCGGGCTTAATAACTCGATCTTTAGCGCATCTTGCGGCAACAAAAAGAGCACTCACTACTCCGTTGTCTATGCTAGCGAGGGCACCATTGCAAGGGCTCTGGAGACATACAGGTTTTCGCCTTATACCGAGGACGAGCTCAAGCTTTCTCATGAGCAGCGGCGCCGACTGAGGAAGTTTCATCCCGACCTAATCCTTATCGATGAAGGCCACCAATGCCCCTTTGAATCGCCAGATTCGCAGTACATGAAGACGCTGCTGCACTTCTATGACTGCAAGCCGCATATGCGTTTGGCGTGCATGACCGGCTCGCCATTTCGCGGCGCCAATTCTATTGTTGGAGATACTCCGCAACACCTATGGAGGGGCGTTGTCAGCATTGAGCCGGATGATCCTGACTACCCCGAAGGAGGTGTCGGCAACGGAATCATCTCGACCGAGTTCATGATAGAGCAGGGGTGGGTAGTCGCGCCTACTTTTGGATTTCCTGACGACGAAGACACCCATTATGACTTCAGCCATCTATCTGCCGAGCAGTGGGACTACCCAGAATGGGAGCTTGACGCGGCGGTCAGCGACAAGGAGTTATGCCTGGCAATCTGTGCCGACTTCGTGCGCAAGTCTAAGGATCGGAAGGGCGTCCTCATCTTTGCGTCCACTCAGCGCCATACGCGGCAAATCGCGGCAGCTCTCAAGCTTCTCGGCGTTGATCCGGATCAGATAGGGATCATCATCGACTCGACGACTCAAAAAGAACAGACGCGAATCCTTACCGAGTCGAAGGCTGGCAGGCTGAAATACGTGATTAACGTCGGAGTTCTGACGACTGGCGTGAATAATTCTTATTGGGACACCGAGGTCTTGATGAGACCAATCAAGGCAATCGTTCTGCTGATTCAGGCTATCGGCCGCATCCTCCGACTGCTGATTGAAGATGACGAAATGCCTATGGTCGAGCGTGACGCGCTGACTGCTGAATTGCGCAAATTGATGATCGCCGCCAGTGGCAAGCCCGACTCTCTGGTGTTGGATTACGCGGGCGTAATGATGGAGCTTGGCGCCCTCTACGAAAACCCAGTGCTTGAAATGGCTGAGCTGGAGAAAGCCAAGAAGGAAGGAAAAGACCTAATACAATGTCAAAAGTGCTACACCATGAACAGCCCGAATGCCCGCCGCTGCATCGGCAAAGATCATTCCGGCGAGCGCTGCGACCACTTTTGGCATTCACGCATGTGCCCTCGATGCTTTGTCGAGAACGATCAGGTAGCCCGCGAGTGTCGCGCATGCAAAACCCTATTGCTGGATCCTAATGCCGCGCTGACTGGCAAGCACTATTCGGAACAAGAATCCATCCCCGTCCGCGCCATGAAAATCGAATCCGGCCGAGGCGGAAAACTCCAAATCCGCTTCGAGCTATCCGATGGCCGACAACCACTACTTATCTATTATCCTCACGCAGGCAAGCAACCGGCATTGAACTCAAAAATCTGGAAAGGCTTTGTGAAGAATTTGCCGATTGATGACCGCAGCAAGTTTAGGCTCGGTGCAATGAAGGCCGAAACGATAATGCAAAACCTGGAGTTGATTCCGGTTCCGATTGAGATTTCAGCTAGGGAGAAGAATGGGCGTTGGACTGTGGGAAGGATGAAGTTCGCCGATGTTGCGGCGGAGACTGAGAATTTTATGGAGGCGACGGCATGACATTCACCGCAAAAAAGGAACCGCTTCCAGACGGCTTCAGGTGGTCTGAAAAACTGATCGGCGCCGCCCTGTCCAAGATGTTCGAAGGCAAGTTCATGATGGCGATTCCGACTTGCGGCTGGACGGGTCATGAGTGCGACCTGCTGGCCGTGACAAAAGACATGCGCATCATCGACGTCGAGATCAAAATCAGTCGGTCAGACTTCCGTGCCGACTTCGACAAGGAAAAGTGGTACTACACGCCAATGGAAGCCGAGGCGATTACCGGGACCAGTTGGCAGGATTACTGGCTGCGCAAGGCCGACCGAGTGCGTAGGCCGTGGCCGCGAAAAGTCTGGAAGCATTACTACTGCCTGCCGAAGTCGATATGGACTGACGGCATGGCGGATCAGGCTGGATCCATGCATTCAGGAATCATCCTGCTTGATTATGTTGGCGGCCAGGTCGTTGCCGAGTTAAAGCGCATAGCCAAGCCGGATCGTGCCGCCGAGATACTTGAGCCTGAGCACGTCCTGACTCTTGCCAGGCACGCCAGTCTGCGGATGTGGGATGCTTATCGGAAACTGGAGGCCGGCTCATGAACTGGGACGGCTGGGGCGTATATCAGCGGACGGACAATGATTGCGGCATCGGCGCGATAGCAACCCTAGTCGGCCTGTCATACGACCGAGCGGAAGAGGCGTGGCGACAGGCTCTGGGTCGCAAGCCAGGCGCCAGCAGCTACAAGGATCTCCTGGCAACCCTTGCCGCACTGGAAATCCGCGCAGAAAAAGCCACCAATCCAGCTTGGGGGATCCGCCGTTGTCGCGGCGAGAAGTACGCCAGGCACTCGCATTGGATCGTCACGTATTCTGACGGCAGCCTGTGGTGCCCGACTATCGGCTACGTGCCAAGCATCGCTGACTACGGAATGCCGCATCTCGGTCATGGGATTCATCTCGCATGATCCACATCTACGACAGCGGCTATCGAGGCGAATGCCGCGTCGAAACCATCGAGCAGATCGACTGTGCGTCCTGGCTGCAATACAACTACCCGGAGCGCTGGCAGCTTATATGGCACACGCCGAACGAGACCAAGGCGACAGCCAGCTACATGCAGAAGCGCCAGAAGATGGGGGTCAAGTCCGGCGTCTCAGACATCATCGACTTCGGCCTGGTTCGCGGGGCGTTCGAACTCAAACGGCTGGACAAATCGAAGTGCAAGGTCAGCAAGGACCAGCGCGAGTTCCTACAAGCCGTTGCCGACTCGGGCGGTTTCGCCGCCATCGTCTACGGCTTCGAGCAATTCAAATTGGCCTACGCCGATTATCTTGAGTTTGTTCGGTTGCGTGGTTGACATAATGATTATTCGGGGATAGTCTCTGCTTAACGAAACGAGCAACGAGGCAAGCGAAATGATCGCCATTCAAAACCCCATGCATGATCTAAGGGACGCCAATTCCAAAGCTGCCTTCGAATCATGGGCGGGGCCCAAGGGCTACAACCTCGGTCCGATGATCATCAACGGACAGTTCCATCACTACATAGACCCTAGTACGGACGACGCGTGGCTCGGCTACTGCGAAGCCACTCGACAACTCCGTAGCGCTGCTTATCCGCTGGTGGCGCGGCTTTTAAAGCGTCAGGCCGGCTATCCGAGCTAGGCGCAACTAAATAACGGCACCATTCAAATCCCCTGACAGGAGCAACACATGAACGCAGTAGCCATGCAGCACCAGACATCCCGCACTATCGAACTCCCGCTGTCCAGAGACTACGTCCGTCACTGGGGCGTGCGCGAGGCAGTCAAGGAGCTGATCCAGAACGCCATCGACAGCGACTCGCCGTTCGAGTATTCGTTCTACGGCGACACACTGACGATCACCAGTCGCGAATCAAGCCTTGAGTCACGCACTTTGATCTTGGGCGCCACCAGCAAGGCCGACAAAGCCGACAAGATCGGCAGCTTTGGCGAGGGCTACAAGATTGCCCTGCTGGTTCTGACTCGCGAAGGTCTGCCGGTCTACGTGCGCAATGGCTACTACGACTGGGTTCCGTCTTTCGTTCACAGCGAAAACTACGGCGACGAAGTGCTGTGCATCACCGAGCATCCAGCTGAGCGTGTCGGCCAGGGTCTGGAGTTCGTCATCGGCGGCTTGAGCCATCAGCAGGCGAGCGATATCCGTGATAGCTGCTTGCTGATGCAAGACGAGATGGATGACATCATCGAAACCGGTCGCGGCAACATCTTGCCGAGCCGCCCTGGCAAGCTGTACGTCGGCGGCCTGTTCGTCTGCGATACCAAGCTGTCCTTCGGCTACGACATGAAGCCGGAATACCTGAAGCTTGAGCGGGACCGTATGACCGTCAGCGACTTTGACGTCAAGTGGCAAGCCAAGGACATGTGGTTCTCGACGAAACAGTGGGATCGCATCGCCGAGCTGATGGAGGCCAATACGCCGGATCTGGAATACGCCGAGCACGGCTGCCCGGAGTTGGTCAAAGAGGCCTGCTTCCGCCAGTTCCAGAAGAACAACCCTGGTGCCATCGCGGTAAGCACGCAGAAAGAAATGGAGGCGGCCGTCGCCAAGGGTATGACCAAGACTGTATACGTCGGCGGCGGCTATTACTCGGCGCTCACCAAGTCGGCCAGCTACGAAGCGAGTGTCGGTCATCTGGTCCGCGTAGCAACTCCGCAAGAGTACCTGAAGGCCTGGGCTGAGCAGAACCAGCGTGGTATGAGTCATCCACTGCGAATCGCTTTCCGTGGCGTGATCGCTGTCGCCGCTGATTGGCGCCTCAAATAACTACTATCTCAATCAAAGCGGTGATATAGTCGCCGCTTGAATCCTATGACAGGGGCAAGAAAGATGAGCAAGAAAGATAACGGCGGTCCGGCGTTTCCGAAAGAGTCCGATTACGGCTTTAAGGGTATGAGCCTACGCGATTACTTCGCGGCAAAGGCGATGGCATCGTTAACAACCGTTTATTGGGAGATCGAAGAACAGTATTCGGGAGGTGATGCGCTGATCAAGTGCCAAGCAGAAACTGCGTACCAGATGGCTGACGCCATGCTTGCGGAGCGCGCCAAATGACCGCCAAACCCATCACCACATCAATCCGCATCTTCACGCCTGATGCCCTGAGCAACGAGGACTACCAAGCCCTGCCTCAGCGCTCAGGTAGCTTCCTGCATCGTCTCTACGTCCACTCCGCAGCCAAAGCCATGTTCGGCGAGATCCCTGGTCGCAAAGCCCTGGACTTCGGCATCTGGTCGCACGCCATGATGCTGGAGCCTGAGCGGTTCGCTGAAGCTTACTGCCGTGACTTCGACCCGAGCATCTACGAGTCGATCATGACTAAGGGCCAGGATTACAAGGACTGGCTCAAGGATCGCGGCATGAAGGTATCCGGCACCAATGCCGAGTTGATTGAGCGGATCCTGGAGACCAAGGAAGCTGTTCACATTGAAGACGTTGAGCGCGATAAGTATCGCATTGAGCGGACGGCCGCACTTCGCGATGATCTCGAATTCATCCCGGCCGCCGACTACGACAAAATCCAGGCAATGCGTCACTCACTGATGCTGGACGAAGACCGCGCCAAGATGTTCGAAGGCGGCTTCTCGGAAATGTCGATTGTGACTGACGAGTTCAAGTGTCGTCCGGATCTGATCACTGCTGGCGAATGGCTGGTCAATTACAAGTCCACCCTGGATGCCGAGCCAGAGAAGTTCGGACGCAAGGCTACCGAATACGGCTACCCGATGCGCGCCGTCATGGAGTGTGAGCTGTTCAAGCAGGCCTACGGTCACTACCCGGCTGGCTATGCGATTCTGGCTCAGGAGAAGGATGTGCCGTACCTCTGTAAAACTTTCGTCATCATGGAGCGGTCGCGTAGTGGTCGCATTGATCCGTCGTCGTCTGAGTGGCATGTCGAACAGCCGTCAGCCTGGCAGCTCGGTCGCAAACAATTGGCGGCAGCCATCAAGAAGTATCGAGTATGTCGTGACGCCAATATTTGGCCTGGCTTGGGTGCGGCTGAGGATTTGCCGATTTCTGAGTACGTGCTTAAACGTGAGGGGGTTTTGTGATGCGAACGGTACAAATTCAAGTTCCAGATGGCACAACGCACGCAGATATTGCTTATCTGAAGCGTGAAGGTGGAGTGCTAAGCTACATGGGCCAGGACGGCCAATGGATTGAATCATCCTGGCAAGATAATCCGATGGATGATCCGCGCATCATCTGCCTGGAGATTGCCGCATGGACCGGCGAAATCGTGCCGCCAGTCGGCATCATCTGCGAATACAGGCGCGTCCACGAATGGCAGCGCGTCGAAGTGTTCGCGGTCAAACCTAACCATAACGGCAGCGAGACGGCGTTGTTCACTTACGAGAATGGCACCTGGTGCGGTTGCGCTGAGCCGTTTTTCTTTCGGCCGATTCGCACGCCAGAGCAAATCGCGGCGGAAGTTCGTGATCGTGAAATCGCAGACCTGTACTTCACCATCAACTGGAACGAAGGCCGCGAGACTTGGCCGATCATTTCGAGTGGCAGGAAGGCTGACTACGCGAAAGCCATCGACGCCGGCTACCGCAAATTCGAAATCACAGACGACAGCGATCCGGCGTGATATAGTTCCATCTAGCGGGGTCAGAGCCGCAAAACGAAGTGAGCAAAAGGCTGTGCATTTATCCGGTTGGGTTACTTCGCCCTTCTCTGACCCGGACCGAGTGCACAGCCTTTTTCTTTTGGTGCGATATGAGAAAAAGGACAACGAGAGAAAAGTTTGAAAGCAGCTACCAGGCTGTGCCCGAGTCCGGCTGCTGGATATGGACTGGATCTGTTTGCGGTAAAGGCTACGGCATGATGGGTGCACGGGATATCCGGCAAATTCGAGCACACAGGATTTCTTGGGTGCTGAATGTCGGCGATATACCGGAAGGCCTGAATGTCCTGCACAAATGCGACGTTAGATGCTGCGTGAATCCTAGCCACCTATTCATCGGCACGCAGAAAGACAACGTGCACGACATGATGGCCAAGCAGCGGAATAAGCAGCCATTCGGTGAAGCATGCTATCAGCGCAAGCTGACCGAAGAAGACGTAATGATGATCAGGCGCAGCCCTAAGAGCTGCGAATATTGGGCCAAGCATTTCGGTATGAACCCTGGAACTATCCGCAGGGCGAAGCTCGGCCATAAATGGAAACATCTACCAATGGTGACAGCATGAGCATTCTAAATATCCGCGAAGCTGAGCGTGAAGGCGCCAGGCTCGTATTCGGCATCTCCGGCGTATCAGGATCAGGCAAGACCTACACCGCCCTGCAAATGGCCTGGGGACTCGCTGGCGGCAACAGCAAGAAGGTTGGCTTGCTGGATGCCGAGAACAAGCGCGGCAGCTTGTACAGCGACAGCCTTGTCGGCAAAGACAGCGCCGTTAATAAGTTCCTGATCGGCGATCTCTACGCGCCTTTCTCGCCATCACGCTACGCCGCTGCTATCAAAGAGTTTCAGGAAGCAGGTGTAGAAGTGCTTGTCATCGACTCTGCATCCCTGGAGTGGGAAGGCGAAGGCGGTTGCGAAGACATCGCCGATGACGGCGGCAAGGTCGCCAACTGGAAGAAGGCCAAGCGCGAGCATAAGCGCTTCATGAATACGCTGCTGACCTGCGACATGCACATCATCGTGTGCCTGCGCGCCAGGGAGAAGACCAGCTTCAAGGATCCTCGGGCGCCGCAAAGCCTTGGCATCCAGCCGATCTGCGAGAAGAATTTTATGTTTGAGCTTACGGCAAGCGTGATGATTCACGATCAAGGGACTCGGCGCGACATCCTCAAATGTCCTGCTGACTTGCTTGGGATCATTGATAAACCAGACGGTTACCTGGGTGCCAAGGAAGGCCTTGCGATCCGTCGCTGGGTAGACGGCGGCGCAAAACTCGACCCAGAAGTCGAGCGCGCCCGCAACACGATCCTCAGCCACACAGCAGAAGGCCTGGCGAAGGTCGAAGAACTCTGGTCAGCACTGACACCAAAAATCAAAAAAGCCCTCGGCCAACAATTCATCGACATGGCCCGCAGCTCGGCCCAGGAATTCGATGCCCAGGCGGCAGCTCGCAACCAGGGTCAAGAAGATGACCTCGACATGTCCTCTGGCGGCTTCAATCCAATGACAGCAGCCGAACCGGACATGGTTGCCGCTCACAAGACCGAGGAATCGCCACCCCAATACGACGACGACCCGTTCGCCGAATCAGCGTAACTGTTATCGCGACAACCGAAGCCCTTCGAGTGAGGGCTTTTTTGTGGGTGACTGATTAATGTGTTTGACATAGTAATTATCTGAGGATAGTATCTTTTTAACGAAACGAATTACCGAGGATGCCGAAATGAACGACCAACTGGTTCAGCAGCTCATGATCAAGGCCCGCAAAAGCTTCAAGGCTGGCGACAAATTGCAGGCTGCTATCTGGCATAACTTGGCAAAGCAGGCGCGTGATTGCGCGCATAGGATCTGATCATGCTCGCCCTAACAATCTTCTGCCTCTTCATGACTCACGATGCGAAGTCGGTGAAGGTAGTTGCGAAATATACTCGACAGGAGCAATAGGAAATGACTACTTACATCGACGGCGTCTTGCTGCCGCCAAATCTTACCGACACCGAATTCAAATACTGGTGCGAGGCTCATGAGGCGCGCCGTCAACACAAAGCTGATGTGCTGTATTGGAAGTGGGCCGCATTCCTGAGCGGATCATTTTGCAGCGCGGCCGCCACCATCATCACTCGCATCATGCACGGATAGGAGCACCAAACCATGCCAGCCCTACTAACAGCAATCGTAATCACCTGCGGCGCCATGAAGGCCGAGAATTCGCCGACAGCTTGCCGAGCCCATGTTTACCATGGCGCCTACAATGAACCAGCCGCTTGCACGCAGACGGCCGAGGAACTCGCCCTTGAGTTCGAAAGTAATCTGGTTGCCCTGGGTACGCTGACAAAAACTCAGTCGTACGGTGAATGCGTGGCGGCCGCCGATACCGACAACATCGTTTCCTGGTTGCCGAAGTTCATGCAGCGGGACATGAGCGCCAATTCGGTCAAGGTCGTTCACTTTGATTTGGTTGATGGCGTGACTGTTGAGCGCGTCGAAGGAAAGCCAGCCAAGAAGATTGTTAAGGGGGCGGCGATATGAGCGCTCCCACCAAAGCAACCGCCGTCATCGTCGAGCGCCACCGCTACGTAGCGGACTGGTTCGAAATCGACAAGGTGGAGCTGGATCTGAAGGATACCGTCTATGAGTTCAACTACCGCTTCGGCCCGGACTGGTATCTTGAAGCTAGACGGCATGACGGTAAGGACTGGGTTGGTGTGGATTTTCAGAAGGGGCGCGAGACGTGCTTCCGGATCCACAACCCTGTTCAAGCCCTTAAGGATCTTGGCGGCAACGTGACCAAGTTCACGGCTATCAGTTCCGACATGCATTTCCATGAGGCGCTGGCGAAATTGCTTGCCGGTGCAGGAGTCAAATCATGACCGAATTTATCGAAGTGAAGACGGCGGAGCTGATTGGGGTTGCGCTAAGCTGGGCAGTGGCTGACGCGACCGGAGCTGACGATGCCAAGGTTACGTCAACAGGGTCGGTTTGCTGCATCTATAAAATGAGCTGCGGTAGTGGGTGCTGGACAGCCTATTACGAGCCATCCACCGACTGGAGCCAAGGCGGTCCACTGATCGACGAATACAAGCCCTGGTTATCACCGCCAGTCGGCAACGATCAAGACGACGAGCCGTACGGCTGGGATGCGGAAATTTACAGCGCTGACGGCTTCGAGCAGCTCTCGCACATCATCGGCGCACCAACGGCACTGATCGCCGCCTGCCGCGCAATCGTAGCAGCCAAACTCGGTGAAACAGTCCGAGTTCCAGTGGAGTTGATGAAATGAGTATCTCAGACGAACAATGCATAGACCTCGGCGCCAACATGTGGCTGACCCTGGCTGACACTTTCCGCGCCGCCATGAAGGCTGACGGCATAACTGATATCGCTGACCAAACGTTGGTGTTTGCCGGCTTTGTCAATTGCATGGCTGGCGGCATGCTCACCACTCTCGGCGCCGATGTCGTCCAGGCTATTTTCGATCAAGCCAAGGATAACTGCGCCAGGCATATGCGGTCGCGGTTTGTGGTGGTGCCGAAATGAATAAGCCAGACTGGAAGGATGCACCTGATTGGGCTATGTGGCTCGGACTTGATTCCGACGGCGCGGGCTATTGGTTTTCCCATGAGCCAGAACTGCTCGACGGATGGGAATGGACTACCGATGGCGTGACCCCTGATCGCAAGTGCGAACACGCTGGAGAGTTCGATGATAGCGGATGCCCGTACCTGGAGCCGCGCCCATGACCCCATTCGAACAAGGCTACAAAGCCTTCCTGGAAGGCAAGCAGAACGACGCCAATCCATTTGATGGCGAGACATGCCCGTACTCGCGCAAGCGCTGGGATTGTGGTTGGGCTAGGGCTCAGGTTGATAGGAGGGCTAAGCGATGACCATGCTCATCCTCTCCACAGCAGGCGACGGCATGGCCTCATGGGCTCGCGCTCACACGGTACGCAACGGCTTCTGTCGCGCTCAGGTCTGCAATGATTCGACCAGCGACGGGCCGCATTGCAAGGTTAAATTTAAGAGGTGAATTATGGGCAAGAATGAGCGGACGATAACGGAAGCACTTGTCACGGTGACGTTTCGGCTTGAGGATCTTGGAACCTACGGTCCTGGATCGCTCATGGACCAAGCCAGGAATGCCGCCGCTGACCGATTAAGCGTCCTGTTGGCGACCGACATCGATAAGGCCCAAGTTAGGGTCGAGTCGGTATCGTACGATAATGTCGGGATAACTGGAAAATTCGAGGCGATCAGATCATGAAAAAGTCGTCAAGCATGTACAAGCAGATCAAAAAGGCTCAGCGCGAAATGAAAAAATGGCCTAAAGAATGGCTGCACGGGGTCGTCATCATCCATGTCAAGAGGTTTGAATCATGAGCAAAATCTGCGACTGCAACCAGGGCCGACTTCCGTGCGCCTGCAAGATCCAGCCGCCGCCTCCACCACCAATGCGCGGGCCAGTCAGACAGCCTTTCACATCCAGCGTAGTACTCGTCATTGTCTTCGCGCTTGCAATGGGCGTCATGGCTGGATGGCAGATGCATGGAGGGGTTTGCTCATGACCTTCCTGATAACCCCTCAAGTGCAGCCGACGGCTAACAGTTGCTTCTCGACCTGTATCGCCATGATTAACTGCGAGCCAGCCAACTGGACGGTTTCGCAAATCCATGATTGGTATTTCAACGAGAGAGCCAGCGTCCGCGAAGTTCTGGAAAAGCTTGAGATACCATTTCAGTCATTTGACACCGCCGACAACCACAGCTTCAAAGGTAATGGCGTTTACTTGGTCGGCGTCCCTTCGCTAAACCATGTCGGCGGTATGCATCAGATCCTTTGCGAGACATTCGACGGCATGTTTATTATCCATGATCCGTGCGCTGGCCTTGAGGGGTCGAAGCACTACGTTGCCACGCTGAGCGGCGATGATCGCGAGGTCAAGCTTTACGGCTACTTCATCGACGCATTCATTCCGCGCACATACATCGAGCAGCGATACTCTTTCAAGTTGCAAAACAAAGGCGCCATATAGGCGCCTTATTCATTCCAGCTACAATCACCGATCCGGCTTAGTCACAGTCCCTGGCGCCACGGCAAAGTCAGTGATGACTGCCGACTGCTTCTGCGATTCCTTTGTCATACCGAACCAGAAGCCCATGACGTCCTTAGTCATCGCCAGCCAGACGCCGATAACCGTACCGGCAGTCATGGCAGCTACTGGATCTTTGAGGACTTCGGTTGCGAATCCCAAAAGGATGGCTGCCACAATGCACAGCGAGCCGGCCAGCACGACGATAGTCAGCCCTGGGCGAATCATGTCGTTCGGCTGCTTAGCCGCCAACTGCCTAGCGCTATCCCGATCAGCGGCTTCAGCCGAATATTGCGCAGCTTCAGCCTGCAACCGATTGCTTTCCGCCGTCACCGCCAACTGCTGGAGCTGGACTTGCGCATTCACTTGCAGCTCCTGGATGCGAACAATAGCCTCAGGGTTGCCAGCAAGCGCAGCATTGACCGAGTCAGGGTCTCCCTGAACGCCTAGCACGCTAGCAACCAGCGCGCCCACAGCCGCACCAGCGGGGCCGCCGAGCAGGGTTCCGACGACAGGGGCTGCCTTGCCGACGATGTTACCGATGTCTTCCCACTTCATTGCGCGTACTCCAGGCCATACGCCCAGGCGGCAGGCCATGTTTCTGGATGAGGTTTTCCAGGCTTCCAGCAACGCTCAGCATACATCTCCCAGGCGTCAGCAGCGTTGTCCGGCACCGCGAAAGGATCGGTGTACATCAGAAGTCGCGCGAATGCGGCGGCCAGCACGTCATCGGTAGCCAGAGCCTCCCATACAGTCGCCCTGACAAACGGGATGCCACGAGCATGACAGACCTTGCGAGCCAGATCGGCAGACGCCTTGTGATTCATTACGCCCTTCACGCCGCCACCAGATTCGAACTGCCAGTAGCCGTGAGCCGGCCCGTTGCCGTACTGCACTCGGGTCAGATACTTGGATTCCTGATAGCCGATGGCTGCCAAAGTGACACGCGCCGCCCTGGTATCCATCTTTGGCGGCAACAACAGAAACGCCGCGTTAACGGCCTCTTTCGGATAACTCATTGGAGATGCTCCTGTCTAAGTCCTGATTCTCGGACACAATGCCAGAATGCACCCGGCCGCAATCATTGTCACGGCGTGACTGACGGCTGACAGGCTTGGGTGCCAGTTGCCCTCAATGGTGCGCAGGATCGCCCAGGCAGCCGCAGCACCCAGCAAGACGACAGGTATCCTGATCAGGTGGCGGGTTGACTTCGACATGCGGCCCGCGATGCACACGCAGACCATCAGGCAGTAGAAGGAAGAAACGATGGCAGGAATAACTAGTATCGTGATGAAGTTCATTCGCTTGACCCCGAGGCTTTGCTCTTGGTGAATCTCTCGACAATACCAAAAGCCAGCGGAACCAGCTTCATGCCCAGTAGACCCACCCAAAAATAAAGGGTTCCCAGGATCGCCGTTTCAACAGGGAATGTCGGCCACTCCCACAGAATTGCGTAGTAGATGGCGGGCGAGCTTGCCGCGCTGATACAGGTCCCGGCGCCGACCTTGATAATCGCTTGCCTGCGATCCTGTGGCGGCCAGAAGGATAGCGCCACCAGGGCGCCGAGGAATGCCAAGGCCAGCAGGTCAGCTCGCAGCAATGAAGCTATGTTTTTGGCGGCGTCATCAACCACGGTGCCTTCTCCATATGGGAGCCAGAATAGTCAGGCAGTTCTGGCGCCACGTCCACTTTGTCCCGACCAGCTCATCAAGGCTTTCGATCAGGTCTGGAGAGGCTTTTGCGCCTCGCTGCACATGATAGCTAATAGATGGCAGCGAGGATACCTTGCGTCGGATAAGACGACCGCCGGAGAACTTATAGAGGTAGCCGCAGGCGTATAGCGAGTAGCCGCCATCCGGGCCGTAGATGCCTGACATCGAGATCAGAAAGTCTTGGGTGTTCGACGGTATGTGACGGACGCAGTACAGGTAGTCGTGCTCAAGGCGGTCTGATGGCTGGCTGTACGAGCGCCTCCAGTAGAAACCGGCTGCCGCCAGAAATCCAGCACCCTGGATGACAACGGCAGAGATTGGCGACGGAAAGCTCCAGGCATACCACGTCGCGCAGACGATGGCGTCAGACACGAAATAGCCGCACAAGGCGGCTAAAAAACATTTCATTCTGAGCATGCGCCACGGCGTCAACGTAACGCACAACCCTAAAGCCGCTGACATCCCGACGGCACGAAGCACGTCGTTAGCCTGCCAGGCAAAGCTATTCACCGCCTCCGGCAAGACGGCCAGAAGGTGTCGACTGACCAAGACCGCCAGCACGATTGATAGCAGGAGTTTTACCGCCCGACTTTGGTTTTGCTGGTTTTGCACTGGGCTTGCTCGCTGGTTTTGGTTTGCTGGTCATAATACTGGATCTTCCGGCCAAATGATTGTAGTTGGAAACCCTGACTGCTGCGGAACATCAAGAAGTGCGGCCGCATAATCATCAAGAATTTTGAATTTTTCGGCAACATCCGCCCCGTTTCTTTCTTCCCGCTGGAGCATGATCACGCCGACATCATAAATTGTTCTGAGCCTGATATCGCGCTCAACTCTCATGTGCTCGGCAAGACGATCAAGATCTGGGCCGGGAGTCGGGCCGAAGATTCCGTCTACGTAAGTCATGCCTACGCCGATGTCGTTATGGCACATCACCCATTCGATTGACGGATGGAATCTGCCATCCGGATTCATGTCGGTCATTTCAACTACAGCGTTTTTATCAATTCGAGCCCACATAATCACCACCTGATAATAACGGCGCCACCGGAACCGGTTACGCCAGCGTTAGTAACTCTTCCGCCGCCGCCCTGGCCTGGATTTACTGGAACCGCCGTACCAGTAGAGGCCGCAACCGATTCGCCGCCTCCGCCAGTACCACCGATGAATCCAGAGTCTGCGGCGTTTCGAACGGCCACGCCGCCATTACCGACTGTCCAGTTAAGGTTTCCGCCAGAGCCCGTGCCACCGCCAGCGCTATCACCGGTTACAGTGCCGCCTGCTCCGCCACCGGCAGAACAGAATCCACCAAACGACGATGTACCGCCGCCGCCACCCGCATTACCATCAGCTACACCTCCGGCACCGCCAGCACCAACAGTGATGATAACGGATGAAACTCCGACAAGCGTGACACGCTCTTTTGCAATGCCGCCCCCACCGCCGCCAGATGGTCCGGGTGCCGTGGTCATTCTTGCAC